TGATCTCCCCGACGCCGCCGGTTGAACCGCCAGGGACGCTGTGGTGGGACAGCACGGGCGGTCAGCTTTATATCGCCTTTGACGACGGCACCTCGCAGGCCTGGGTCGCAGCGACGAATGCCGGGGCCGGCGGCGGCGGGACGGCTGGTGTCGCGTCATTCAACAGCCGGACCGGAGTCGTCTCGCTCACGTCGGGCGATGTGACGACGGCGTTGACCTACACGCCCTTGGCGCTGACCGGCGGCACTTTGACGGGGTCGCTCGCGATCCAAGACAATTCTTGGACGCCGATCGTGCTACAATCCGACAGTAGCCCGTGTCTAATTCGTTACAATGCCACAGGCGGCAATGTATGGTGGGCTGGTGCATGGGCAGGCACGGCCGGATTCTGGATATTCGACGCCACGGCGGGAACCCACGCCGTCACCATCGCGCAGGGTAGCGGTGATGTCACCCTTGCCGGAGCACTCAACCTAAGCGCCGACCCATCCGCCCCGTTGCAGGCGGCGACGCGCCAGTATGTCGATGCTCATTCTGGACCGCCATCCGGTGCGGCAAGCGGCGATCTCACCGGCACGTATCCAGGCCCGACGCTGGTCGCGACCGCGGTCACAGCAGGCAGCTACACCTATGCGTCGCTCACGGTAGACGCCAAGGGCCGCCTGACAGCAGCCAGCAATGGCGCCGCGCCGCCAGCGCCGAACACCGTCACCACACCACTGATGAATGGCACGGCCGCCATCGGCACGCTGGCGACATACGCCAGACCGGATCACGTGCATCCGACCGACACATCGCGGTATGCCGCAAACAACCCGGCGGGTTATGTCACAGCAGCAGGTGCTGCAACCGCCGCGCCCGTGCAAAGCGTGGCGACGCGCACTGGTGCGATCACGCTGACGCATTCCGACATCACCGACTGGACCACCACGCTCGCGCCCTATGCGCCGCTGGCTTCCCCCGTATTCACTGGTGATCCGCGAGCACCGACCGCAGCCCCTGGAGACAACGATACATCGGTGGCTTCGACCGCATTCGTTACCGCAGCCGTTGCCGCAGCAACCGCAACACCAGCGAACGCGAGCAACGTCGGACGCAATTTCTTCCACAACCCGTTATTCAACATCGCGCAGCGTGGCAATGGACCGTTCACCACCTCTGCCGTGAGCCTCGACAGATTTTGGGTTGGGTTCACCAACGGCACCATGAGCGTTACCAGCATTGCACTGACAGATGCCGACCGTGCGGCTATCGGTGACGAAGCAGCGACGCGAGCAGCACAGATTGTGTTTACCGGGGGCGCTGGGGCTGCGAGCTACTCTGCTTTCTACCAGAATATGGAAGATGTCCGGCGGCTGTCTAACAAGACGGTGACAGTATCATTCTGGGCCAAAGCGGCGACTGGCACACCAAAGATCGGTGTATCAATCGACCAGAGTTTTGGTTCAGGCGGTTCACCATCAGCTTATGTGTCAGGCACCGGACAGGCCGTTACCATCAGCACGACGTGGACCCGCTACAGCCGGACTTTCACAGTGCCGAGCACGAGCGGCAAAACAGTCGGCACCAATGGTGATAGCGCAACGCCGGTGAGCTTCTGGTTGTCATCCGGCACCACCAATAATTCATTCGCTGGTGGCATCGGCGTGCAAAGTGGCACCTTCACACTATGGGGTGTGCAGTTAGAAATCGGTAGCGTCGCAACGCCGCTGGAGAAGCCGGACCCACAGCAGGACTGGGCCAAGTGCCTCCGCTTCTTCTATGCGAGCACGGCAGCGAACTATCTGGGGGGCAGTTATGCGGGATATATCTCGGCAGGGACCACGATATACATCACGCAACCATTTCCCACTTTGATGCGTGCGCCGCCGACGATCGCTGTCTTCGGCGAGGCCCTGACCAACGTATCAAGCTCAGGCTACGCCGGCTGCCCCGATGGCTTATTCGCCTCCGTGATCGGGGTGGCTGATGGAGCCTACGCCTGGACCTTTGGCTTTAGTGCATCAGCGGACCTCTGAGCCGTGGCCGCGCTGAACTTCCCCGACGCGCCCACCAATGGCCTGACCTACACCGGCCCCAACGGCGTCGTCTGGACGTGGGACGGCACCAAGTGGGTCGCCAGTGCCGGTGCTGGCGGATCGGCCGGTGTCGTGTCGTTCAACACGCGAACCGGGGCAGTCGCGCTGGTCGCTGCCGATATAACGGCAGCAAACGGTCTGCTGAGGAGCGGCGGCACCCTGACCGGCCCATTGACGCTGGCGGCCGATCCAGCTGCGCCGTTGGAGGCAGCGACCCAGCAGTATGTCGATGCGAACGCCGGCCTGCCTTTGTCTGGCGGCACGCTGACCGGCCCTCTCACGGTGAACAGCACCGTCACCGCGAACGCTGTCGTCTCGAACGGCAATATCCAGGCGGACGGATATATCTCCGCGGGAGGCGGCGTTTATGCCGCGCAGGTCTATGCCGCGCGCGATGTCGCATCGGACTACGTGCTGGCTGGCGACGCGAGCACCCTCAATTTTCAATTTCAAAGCGGCTGGTGGTGGCAGTGGAACCGGAGCAATGGTGCTCTGGCGTGGATCGGCAGCGGCACGGGGACGGCGGCGGCGCAGTTCTACATCGACCCGGTCGGCACGATCACCACGTTCGGCACCGGCATCAGCTACGCAAACTACAGCGGCGGCCACACCCACGCATTCGGCTGGGATGGTTCGTGGGTCACATGTTACGTCGATGGCGGCTATCAATATCAGATCATCAGCCCGCAGTGGTGCTACAGCCAGTTCCTGAGCATCAACACTTACACGCCGGACCAAGTCGTCAATTATGGCAGCAACCCATATTTCAACAATCCGACCATCAGCAATATCACGATCAACGGTAGCCTCGGCCTTAACTTCACGGGCGTCTACAACAGCGGCGTTTGGTATGCGTTCGGCTGGGATGGCTACGCGCTGAACTACGCGATCAATGGTGGCGGTCAGGGGCAGTTGCTGACGGCTGGACAGGGCGACGCGCGGTGGAAAGCAGCTGGAGCCTACACGCCCAACCAGAACGTCGATTACCACAGCACCCCTACATTCTGGGATTTATACGTCGATGCCACGCTGTATGCGACCAACGGCGGTGCCACCGCACAATTCAGTGGCTGGATCAACGCTGCCGGCTACACCTCCAACTCTGATGTGCGCGGCAAGCAGAACATTGCACCAGCGACGGTCGGGCTGAAGGAGATCCTGCAAATAGAGCCGATCGGCTTCATCCGCATTCCAGGCATTGTGCCGGACGATGCGACGATGGTCATTCACCCGCCGGAAATCGGCTTCAGTGCGCAACAGCTGCGCCCGATCATTCCCGAGGCTGTGCGCGTCGTCGGCATGGCAATGCCGGATGACGGTGACGAACCATCGCTTGGCATCACCGACGCACCGATCCTCGCCGCCGCGGTCAATGCGATCAAGGAACTCGCTGCGATGAACACAGCACTGACCGCGCGCGTCGAAACCCTGGAAGCAAGGCTGCACTGATGAGCGGCATCGCGCGCCAGCGCAATCCAGACTGCCCAAACGATCCAGCGCTGTGCCGGATCACCCGCGTGGTCGCTCCGCAGGAGCCGGCGCTGGAGTGGGACATCGTCTATGACGGCAACGGCAACGCCACCAACTCGGACCCGAATGTCTACATCGCCACCAACCACTGCACGACATGCGGGCAGGCCTGGGAGATGACGTGGAGCGGGGACGAGGTGCTGGTCACCAGGAAGCTGTAGCGATGGCGACTGGCGTTTTTAAGACCATCGACAACGTCGCCAAGATCCTCGGCAACGTCAACGCGCTGGCCAAGAGCGATGTGCTGGTTGGGGTGCCGCAGGAAAAGGCTGGGCGGAAGCAGGGCCCGATCAACAACGCCTCGCTCGCCTATATCCACGAATTCGGCAGCCCGGCGCATAACATCCCGGCGCGTCCGTTCCTGTATCCCGGCATAAAGAGGATTCGGCCCCAGGCGATCGCCATGATGCAGCAGGGCGCGAAGGACGCGCTGACGGGCAAGTTGTCGAACGTCGATCAGGTGCTGAACAAGGTGGGCATCCTGGCGCGCAATTCGGTCGTCAACGAGATCACCGATCCTGTCCCGCCGTTCGTGCCGCTGAAGCCGGCGACGATCCGCGCGCGTCTGCGCAAGACGCAGGCAGGCCGCCGCAAGCTCAAGCAGATCAAGAAGCGCGGGGTCACCGTGACGCAGTGGGCGGCGGAAACCGATGCGTCTGGCAACCCGAATATCCATCCGCTCATAGATTCAGGTCAGCTGAGAGCTTCGATAACCTACGTTGTCCGCCGCCGCTGAGAGGATATCCCCATGCAAGAGAAAGCGATCGTCTACGCGGTCGTCGCGTGGCTCGCGTGCTGGCTCGTCGATCTGGTGATCATCGTCGCGCGGGGGCCCGTGTTGATCGACCCGATCCTCAAGCTGCTGATCGTGCTGGTCTGCCTGATCATCGTTCTCGTCGGCCTCGCGCGACACCGGTGGCTGCTGGCGACGTGAGCGGGGAGGCGCGTATGAGCGTCATTCTTGCGGGCTTAGTAATCTGCTTCGTCTTCTTCTTCGCGCGCTGGCGTGCTCATCGCCACCATCTCGCGCGGATGGCAGCGGCGGAACACCCGCGGGGTTTGCCATGACACCAGCCAGACGCACCTCGGGCCGGGATATCGTCAAGCTGCGGGAGCTCGCCGCGCTTGGCGTCTATCTCGCCGATGCCGCGCGCATCGTGGGACTGACCAACACCCAGGTCGCCTACTGGAATGAGCGCGAGCATATCGGCCTCGTCTTCCGCGGCAACTCGCGCCTCGAGCGCCGCCATCCAGCGCCCGACATCATGGCCTGCTGGCGGCTGCACCAGACAATGCAGAGGGTCACCGCATGGCGAATATCAGTGTAGCCGAACTGCTGTTCGACGCCGACTTCTGCGACCCGTGCACCGTGTTGCGGCAGGTCGAGACGGTCGGCTCGGACGGCATCGTCACCTACACCACGCAGTCGATTCCGATCCTCGCGTCGATCCAGGCGATGGGCGGCGATGATCTGATGGTGACGCCTGATCTCGCCCGCACCGGCGGCAGCTACGAGGTCATCACCACGTTCCCGCTGGCGACCGCGACCAATTCGTCCAAAGCGGACACCGTGCTGTGGCGGGGGATCGAATTCGTGGTCACCTCGATCGGCCGCTTCGGCAACTTCGCCAACAGCGCCGGACACTACGAAGGCGTCATGGAAATCAAAACCATCTCACCACCAGCGGGGCCGCCATGAGCGACAAATCGACCGAAGCCGCGAGTCTCGAGGACCAGATCGCCTATGCCCGCCAGCGCGATCCGTCGCAGCAAAACGCGGCCCAGGCAGCCGACGAGATCGACGCGCTGCGCCTCCACTGCAAGGCCTTCATCGACGCCCTGGCTTTGCGCTTGGGCGAGGGCCGCGCGCACCAGATCGCCATGTCGCGCAGCATGCTCGAGCAGATGATCTTCTGGCTGCGCTCCGCCAGGCCATGAGCCTGTGGTGGTGCAATGGCTGCAAGATCGGCTTCGCGTGGCCACCGGTCTGCCCGCGCTGCGGTAAACCTGCGGTGCGTGTGAACCAATGAGCGGCAACACCTCGGCGACCGGCGGTTTCGTCACCGACATCCCGCCGCCGCCGCCCTCCGGCGATCAGATCGCCGCCGCTATTCGGACGATGATCGCGACGCTCGCTGGCCTGCCGGGCTCCCTGGTGCGGGCACGCTGGCAGCCGATGCCGCCGGCACAGCCCGACGCGAGCGTCACGTGGGCCTCTGTGGGCATCACGCGCACCGAGGCGGATGATTACCCCTATATCCGCCACGACGGCGTCACGCAGCTTGTGGGGGCCGCCGGGCCTGGCGTGGATAGGATGCAGCGGCATTCGACCGTCACCGTCCTTGTGACCTTCTACGGACCAGCGTCGGAGAGTGCGGCGGGAGCGATGCGCGACGGGCTCTACATCCAGCAGAACTGGGAGCCGATGGCCGCGGTCGGGCTGAAGTTCCGCGACATCCTCGACCTGGCGCGCATGCCCGAACTCGTCAACCAACAGTGGATCGACCGGCTCGATGTGCAGATCGATTTCCGTCACCAGATCGACCGCGTTTACCCGATCCTCAATCTCGACGGCGCCGATGTGGTGATCCGCCAGGACAACGGCGCAGCCGACACCGACGTGAGCGTGCGGGAGGATACGGTGATCAGACCATGACCCCAGGCGCCTTCCCGCTCGTGCTTTATCGCGGCGACAGCTATCGCTGGTCGTTCGTGCTGTGGGCCGATGCCGCCAAGACGCAGCCGGCCGACCTGACGGGCGTCGTCGCCAAGGCGCAGATCAGGGACAAGCCGGCCGGCAGCACGGTGATCAACCTGACCTGTGCGGTCAGTCTGCCGAATATCATCGCCATGTCGCTCGACGCGACCTCAAGCCAGTCACTGCCACCAGCCGGCGTGTGGGATTTGCAACTGACCTACGCGACCGGCGATGTCGCGACCGTGCTCGCCGGCCCGGTGACGGTGACGCCGGACGTGACCGACAGCGCGGCCGGCCGGGTTCTGCGCAGCGTCGCATGAGCGAGATCATCGTCGATGTGGTGACGGTCGAGGCATCCACCCTGACCGTGGATGTGATCGTGCCGCCGCCGGCTGCGCTGGCCGTCGATGTCATCGCGCCGCCGCCCCTCGTTCAGGTGGTCGAGGTGGGCAACTGGGCATCCATCCCGGTCAGCTATGCGCAGCTGCCGCCGGGGCTGCAACAGGTGCCGGTGTCGTTTCCGTTCGACGGCAAGCCGACATCGAACTCCGAAATCGGCGTGCCGATGACCTTTCCGCTGACTGTGCCGCCCGGCCTAGCCGGCACCACGACCTATGCGATGACGCTGCCAACCAACCCGCGAACATTCATGTTGAATCAGATCAGCGCAGGCACCGTGACCTTGCTCGGCACCATCACGTTCACGCCGGACATTGGCGTCATGTTGATCGGTAGCGGCGGCAGACTGGCGACTGGCGACACGCTGCAACTGATGACGCCACCAGGGCAGGACCCGACGCTGTCGGATGTCGGAATCACTGTGCTGTTGAATCGGGGGAGCTAAGCGATGGCGTATAAGTATGGCGTGGTCCTGCGCACCAATCAGGTGGCGCAGATCCAGGCGAGCGTCGGCGCATCCGGCACGCTCAAAATATTCTCGGGCGCGGAACCGGCGAACTGTGCGGCAGCCGATCCGTCCGGTTTGTTGTGCACCATCACCCTGCCCGCGACATTCCTCACCTCAACCAACGGCGTGACCACGATCGCCGGCACATGGCAGGCTGTCGCGAGCGCCGGTGGTTCCGGCACCAACGCGCAGAGCTTTCGCATGTATGACGGCGCGTCGGTGTGTCACGTGCAGGGCGATACCATCACGGATATGGTGCTGAACAACCAATCGATCGCCACTGGGCAGACCGTCACTGTCACGCAGTTCTCGGTCACTGCCGGCAACGCATAATGCCCGGCCCGGTTATCACCTCGCTGCTGACGCCAAGCCCGGCGGTGGGATCGCAGACCTGCGTGATCGGCACCGAGCAAATCCTGGCGAACGGCACGGCGTCGGGCACCTATGTGCTGAACCTGGAAACCATCAACCTTGCCGACGGCGATGTTTTAGAAGTGCGTGGCTACGACAAGCCGGGTGGCTCAGCGACCACGCGCCAGTTGTTTTACTATTCACTCGCCAACGGACAGGGCAACCCGGCGCATTTCTCGCCGACCATCGTCACCGAAGGGTTTGTCCAGTTTACCGTCAAACAGACAGCCGGCACCGCACGAACCCTGAACTGGTCCGTGCTGAACCTGAACGGTGCCTGATGGGTTACGGCCAGCCAAGCGCGGCGTCGGCCCGCTACGAAACCCTCGGCGCGACGACCGGCATAGGAACCAACGTCACGTCGGGCTCGACGGCGAACTCGACCGGAGCCACGGTGACGCTCGGCACGGCGTCATTCGACTACGACGGTATCTATTTCACCACGCAGGGCGGCAACACAGTCAACCTGCTTACCGTCGTTATTAACACGGGCGGGTCTGACCAAGTCATCGTTCCCTTTGTGACGATCCCGCACACGACGGGCGGCGCCCAACTTCAGCTTACCAGCGGCCTCATCCCGGTGCGGGTTCCCGCCGGGGCCGCTGTCAAGGTCAGGATGCAAGCGACGACCGCGAGCGCCGGGGCCAACGTGATGCTGACGGGCGTCCAGGGCAACAACAACATAGCACTCGGCTTTCGCGGTCTCGCCTGTTTGACGGACATCACCACCGGACAGCCCACGACCGGCGTGCTCATGGCCGGCACCACGTTCTCGGCGTGGACCCAGATGACGGCTGCGACGTTGTATCGCATCGCCGGGCTTTACTGGAGCTACGAGCAACGTGGCACCACGGTCAGTTCCACCAATGTGCTGATCCAAGTCGGCTGGGGTCCAGCCGGGAGCGAGCGCATTCTGTTTACCGCCGGGTTCAACTTCGCACTGTTTCCGAGCATGCAGGGTCCATACCCCTGCGACCTGCCGGCCGGCATTCGCCTGGCGGTCAGGCTCCAGGCCAGCGCCGCCAATGCTCAAACGATCTCCATCTTCGTGCACGGCCTGATCGCATGATCTGGCACGATCCGCTCGACGCCACAGTTGTCGCCGCGGTCAGCCAAGTCAGCACCGCACTACCGACCATCATCGGTCGTCTCGTCACCACACAGGCCAATCAAACCCTCGCGGCGCATGGTTCGGTCGATGTGAGCGGCGCGCTCGGGCCGCGGAACAGCCAGACCGTCCTGTTGGTGCACTGCGACGGGACCAGCGGCTCGACGACGTTCACCGACGCATCGGCGTTTGCCCACCCTCTGACAGCCAATGGCCCCACGGTCAGCACGGCGGCTCCGAAGTTCGGCACCGGCTGCGCTAACTTTACGTCGACACAACCCAGTCTTGTCGTCGGCGGCTCGCCGGCCGACTTCAACTTTGGTTCCGGCCCGTTCACGCTCGAAGCGTGGTGCTATTTTACTGTCAGTCCCGCAGGCTCTTCGACTTATATCCTGACGCAATACGACCCCGCGGCGAACCCAAGCAACAGCGGTTTTGTGTTCTACGTCGACGGCTCCTCGATGGGGTTTGTCTGCGGCGCGAACGTTCTCGTCAGCGGCCTCTACACACTACCGCTGAACACCTGGGTGCATCTCGCAGCCGAGGGCAACGGCGCCGGGACGCTGCGGATCTACGCCAACGGCACCGTTACCGGCTCCGGCACCATCCCACCGCTGAACGTATCGACGATGCCGGTCGTTATCGGCAACACCATCGACTTGGCCCGCGGCGTCAGGGGTTTCATCGACGAGGTGCGGATCAGCCGAGTTGTTCGCTATGGCGGCGCCTTTACGCCACCCGCCGCGCCGTTCGTGCCCGACCAAGGCAGCATCGCCCAAGCCGACCAAACGATCAGCGCGACCGGCACTGTCGCCGATCCTGTTCATGGCTTCACACTCATCGCGCACACCGGCTCAACCACCCCAGGCACCAACGGCAGCACCACATCAGCCATGGACACGACGGGCGCCAATCTGCTGGTCGTCGTTGCCAGTCAATATTCCGGCGTTTCTCCCGGAGCGGTCAGCGACTCGAAGGGCAACACCTGGACTGCTCTGACCGGGCAGACCGGCGGCAACTCTTACGCGCGCATGTTCTACTCGCAAGGCGGCACGGTCGGAACCGGGCACGTCTTCAGCTATTCCGGCGGGTTTTCGACCTTTGTGGTGCTGGCGTTTTCCGGGGCTGCGGCTTCGCCGTTCGATGTCGAGAGCGGCTCTTCCACCAACCTGTATTATGGTTCGTCTCAGCCATGTCCACTCACACCGAGCCAGGACGGTTCGCTGATCGTCTCCGGTTGCAGCATCGTGGATGGCGGCACCACGCCCTATTACGAGAGCGGCGGTGGGTTCACCACCACGGATTACGTCGGGTTTGGCTATAACAGCGGAACCGGCGATGGCCAGGAGGGCGTTGTCGGCGGGTATCTGATCCAGACGACCGCGGCGGTGGCCAATCCGACGTGGTACTGGACAACCGGTAACTTGCAGTCTTCCGCCGTCATCGCGGCGTTCAGACCAGCTGGATCAGCGCCGTCTGCCATCACTGGCACGCTCGCCCTCTCCCAGGCCGACCAGACGCTCGCGGCGAACGGTTCGGTCGGTTACCCGCCGAACACCGGCACCCTGACAGTCACCCAGGCGCCGCAGACCATTGCCGCCTCTGGTGGGCCGCGCGCCGACGCGACACTCGGCGTCACCCAGGCCGACCAGACCGTCATCGCAGCCGGCGGTCCCCGTGTCGGCGCCAGCCTCACGCAGACCCAGGCAGCGCAGTCGCTGGCGGCGTCTGGCGGGGGCGGCGTCACTGCCACCCTGGCAGTTGCCCAGGCCGCCCAGGGCCTCGCTGCGGCCGGCGGGCCTCGTGTCGGCGCCACGCTCGGCGTTACCGCGGCACCCGACACGATCGCCGCAGCAGGCGGCACGCGTATCATCGGCACGCTCACGCTCTCCCAGGCGCCGCAGACGCTCGTGGCGAACGCCATGGTCATATCGGGGCTGGGCGGCGCGCTCACCGTCACCCAGGCGCCGCAGACGCTCGCAGCGACCGCCTATGTCGTCCCCCTCACCCTGGGCAGCCTGAACCTCACCCAGGCCGACCAGACCCTGGTGGCGGCCGGTGGGACGCGGGTCGCTGGCGGGCTTGCCATCTCCCAGGCGGACCAGCATCTGGCATCCACCGTCAGCATCCCCGTCAGCGGGACGCTCGCGTGCACCCAGGCGGATCAATGGATGTCGTCGGCGGTGCGGATCGCCGTCGGCGGCGCACTGGCTGCGACTCAGGAAGACCAGACCGTCGCAGCGGCCGGCATCGTCACCGTCGGTGCGGTGCTCGCGCTGATCCAGGACAGCCAGATCGTCATCGCGGCCGGCACCATCTCGATCGCCGGCACGCTGAATGTCACCCAGGCCGACGACAGCCTCGCGGCCAGCGGCACCTCCGGCGCCGTCATTCAGGCGCGCGCCAACATGCTGGCCTAGCTTTATGCCGGGACTATCCGTTATCACGTCCGAATGGTGTGGCAGAAGAATGCCGCGCGGACCGAAGCTGTTGCGCGGGGGCTGAAGCGATACTTCACAGGCGAGCCATGTGTGAACGGGCACATCGCCGCGCGGTCGGTGCTCGATTGGAAATGCGTCGTCTGCAAGAAGGAACGCCACGACAAATGGCGCGTTGCCAATCCTGAGAAGGTGCAAGCCAACCATGATCGCTGGGTAGAAAAGGACCCGGAAGCGGCGGCAGCGTTAGCAAGGAAACGCACTGCCAAATCCAAACTCAAACATCTCGCCGACCGCCGCGCCGCAGATCGCGAAAGAGCCAAACGATGGCGACGGGCTAATCCCGATCTTGTCCGCGAACGGAACGCCGGGAGGTCTCTCGTTTGGTCACGAGCTAATCCGTCCAAGAACGTCGCCAAGACACAACGCTATCTGGCCCGATTGAGATCGGCGCCGGGGACGTTTACCGCCGACGACATAGACGAACAACTCGAACGACAGGGTTATCGCTGCAACGGATGCGGCTGTGACCTGCTGCGCCGCTTCCACGTCGATCACATCACGCCGCTGATCCGTGGCGGGTCCAATTGGCCGGAGAATCTGCAAGCCCTCTGCCGTCGGTGCAACGTGTCGAAAGGCACTAAGACGATGGAGGAGTGGCTCGCTTGTAGAGCAAAGGAGGAATGAAAAATGCCGGGCCTTTCTGTTTCGGATGTGGTGAACGTGCAGATCAACATGAGCCCGCTGGCAACGCCGTTGCGCAACTTCGGCGCGCTGTGCATTGCCGGCCCGTCGCCGGTCATCGATGTGTCCGAACGCCTCCGGCAGTACGCGACGCTCGATGGCGTGGCGACCGACTTCGGCAGCACGTCACCGGAATTCCTGGCCGCCGATTTGTTTTTCTCCCAGTCGCCGCAGCCAGCGATCCTCTACGTCGGACGCTTCGCGCAGACCGGTTCGTCGGCGATCCTGCACGGCGGCATCCTGACACCGCCGCAGCAGGCAACGCTGTTAAACCAGCTGAAGCTGGTCACCAACGGCACGATGCAAATCACCATCGACGGCATCGTCCACACGTTGCAGGCAACCTCGGCGAACCTGACGGGCGGATCGTTCAGTCCGATCGATCAGGATGCTCTGGTGACCACGCTCCAGGGCGTCACCAACGGCCAGTTCAGCATCACCATCAACGGCACATTGGTGCAGACCGGGCCGATCGATTTCACCGCGATGGTCGGCACCGACACGCCGACCAATCTCACCAGTGCGGCGGCCCTCATCAGCACAGCGCTGACCACGCATGGCACCTGCACCTGGAACACCACGCTCGGGGCGTTCGTCATTCGCAGTTCGACCACCGGCACCGCTTCCACCATCACCGCCGCCAGCGCCGGCGCGGCCGGCACCGACGTGTCGGCGACGTTGAAGCTCACATCGGCCCTGGCGCAGACACCCGCCAACGGCACGGCGGGGATGGATTTCTCCGGCGTCACCAACCTGAACGGCGCAGCGACCATTCTCAACAATGCGCTGACCGGCGGCACCGTCTGGTTTGACGGCACGCGGTTTCACATCCAGTCGACCACCACCGGCCCGACCTCGACCATCTCCTATGCCTCGTCGGCCGGCGTCGGCCAGGACGTCTCGACGCCGCTGAAGCTGACGCAGGCCTCCGGCGCCTCGGTGCCGGTCGACGGCATCGCCGCCGAGACCGCGTTGCAGGCCGCCATCGCGTTGCGCGCGCATCCACAGTGGTATGGCCTGACCTTCGCGCTGACCACCGACCTCTCGGTGACCGACTACGTCAACGTGGCGGAATTCATCGAAGGCTGCGACCCGAGTTCGATCTTCGGTTTCACCTCGCAGGATACCGACGCGCTCGATCCGACGGTGACCAACGACATCTTTTCGCAGATGACGGCGCTCGGCTACACGCGCACGTTCGGCCAGTTCAGCAGTTCGAGCCCCTACGCCTGCTGTTCGATGTATGGCCGCGCATTCACCGTGGATTTCGAGGCCTCCAACACGGTGATTACCCTCAAATTCAAACAAGAGCCCGGCGTCTCCGGCGAGATCCTGACCGAGAACCAAGCCGCTGCGCTCAAACTGAAACGCGCCAACGTGTTCGTGTTCTACAGCAACGACGTGGCGATCATCCAAGAGGGCGTGATGTGCTCCGGGCTGTTCTTCGACGAACGCCACAACGCCGACTGGCTGGCCAATCGCATCCAGACCGACCTATTCAATGTGCTTTACACCGCACCCAGCAAGATCCCGCAGACCAACCAGGGCATCCATATTCTGGTCGCCACGGTGGAGAACAGCATACAGCAGGGCGTGGTCAACGGCATGATCGCGCCGGGGCAATGGAACGCGCCGGGGTTCGGCCAGATCGCGTTCGGTCAGATGTTGCCCAAGGGCTACTACATCTGGGCTCCGCTGGTCGAAAGCCAGCCGCAGGCGATCCGCGAACAGCGCATCGCACCGACGATTCAGGCGGGGATCAAGCTCGCCGGAGCCGTACATTTTGCGAACGTAATCGTAAACGTTAACAGATAGAACGACCCCATACCGTCACACGCAGTCGCGTGGCGAGAGCGTATGGACCTGCGTGTCTACACCTCAAACTGGAGACAAGCTTCATGGCAACTACTGTTCCGATTCCTGAAGGCAGCGTCATCATTATCCCCGGCGGACCGGACAACTCGCTGCCCATCCCACCCGCGCACCCTGCGCATCCCATCGCGCTGCCGAAGCCGCCTCCCGGTATTTGGCCGCCGCCTGTGTCGATTTGGCCGCCGACGCCGCTGCCGCCGGATTACCCAATGCCACCGGGTTCGATCTGGCCTCCGGTCATCGGGGGCGGTCCGATCATACCTCCGGGTTCGCCACCACACCCTGACCAGGGCCTACCTCCCGTGGGAGGCGCGCCGCCGCATCCTGATCAAGGGCTCCCCGGCCAGCAGCCGCGACCGGATCATGGGCTTCCGTCGCAGAAGTTCTTGGTTGCCATCGTCGCGGTATCGGCGGGCGGCGGTCTGGAGGTCGTTGGCTACACCGTGGTCGATCCGTCGCTGTCGGTCGGTTATCCGCTGCCGACACCGCCCGGTGGAATAGCGACCCATCCGATCGCGCCTGGTGGCGAACGTCCGACCCATCCGATCGCGCCGGGTGGTGCGCCGCCAACGGTGAGCCAGCCGATCCAGCCGACGCCTGCGCCTAAGACCTGATGTCGGACAGCGACGGCAAGGCTGGCGTGATTGCTACGGTCAGTGAAAAGCTGATCCGCGCTCTCCCGCCGGCCTTTCTGTTGCTGGTGATCCTAAACATTGTGTTCCTCGGTGTTGCGGCCTGGACCTTTCAGCACAACACCGAGGTCCGCAATCAGATGATCCAGAGGATCATCGAAAGCTGCCTGACCAACAGGCCCGCGCGCTAGTCGCGCCCCTCTCTCCACCCTGAGCCAACTCTAACTTCGCGAAAGGAGGTGTGCCTTGAGCACGTACTCATTTATCGATGTGGCCGCATCGATTGTCGGCCCTGGCGGCGCGTTCTCGCTCGGCTATGGCAGCGGCAATGCCGAGGAAGGCATTTCCATCGCCATGACCGAGGAAAAAAATACCATGACCGTCGGCGCCGACGGCTCGGTCATGCACAGCCTGCACGCTGGCAATTCCGGCACCGTCACGCTGCGCTTCCTGAAGACGTCGCCGACCAATCAGCAGCTATCGGTCATGCTGGACTTGCAACGCGTGTCGTCGGCGCTGTGGGGCAACAACACAATCGTCATCTCCGATCCGGCGCGCGGCGATCAGATCAGCTGCACGCAGTGTGCCTTCCAGCGCTGGCCGAACGTGAACTATGCGAAGGATGGTGGGGTGCAGGAATGGGCGTTCCACGCTGGTGCCATCAACGGCATCCTGGGCGACGGCACGGCCGGCGTGGGAGCATAATCCATGCTGGACTTCCAGGTCGGCGATTTTACCTATCGCGCGCGCAAGCTGGACACGTTCAAGCAGATGCACGTGCTGAAGCGCATCGGGCCGCCGCTACTGAAGCTGATGCGCGAGGAGATGCAGGGCACAAAACCCGAGGATGCCGGCATCGATCCCAACCTTGTCGGTATGGAAAAGTTCCTGGCCGCGCTGCACGACATCGCCGACGAAGACCTCGATTTCGTCATCATGACCTGTGCCGCCGTGGTGCAGCGCCAGATATCGCCCAACGGCGGCGCTCCGGTATGGGGGCCGATTTTCGAGCCACGCTCCAAGACGTTCATGTTTGAGGATCTGGCGAACCTGGGCGACATCATGCAGATCACCAGCAACGTTGTGCGGGACAATCTCTCGGGTTTTTTGTCTATCAGGCCGTCAGAGAGCGGTCAGGCCTCCCCGACCCGCCCAACCCTGGCGGCGTCGAATATGTGACCTACGAGGACTGGTATCTGATGCGACCGGTATTGCGTGGCATCTACCGCATGGAGAGCCTGCTTGATGGCTCGATCGATCTCGAGCACGTCGCCCTGGCGCATCATGCGCTCGACGTCGAAGCCGAGAATGAGCGTCGATTGCGCGCAGCATTGGAACGACAGAAATGAGCGTCACCTTGTGGGACAACATCCCAGCAGACACCCCAGGCGCGCCGGACTTTTCCATCACCAACACGCAGCCGGCCACGCCGCCTGCGCCGACGATTCCGGCATCGACCGCGAGCAACAAGAAATGGCTGCGCTCCTGGGATCTGGTGGTGGGGCAACAGACGCCGCCGCCCGGGACAGCTGCCGTAGACGTTGGCTCCAGTTCGGCAAGCCGGACCCAAGGCGGCGGCGCCCTCTCGCTGGCGGACTTCCGCATTGTGTTCGACGTCGAGTTGGTGACCTCGCATATGCCATGGAAACTGACGGCGACGGTCTACAATGTGCCGCCGAGCCTCGCCAACCAGATCGCCGCGCAATACACCAACGTCGTCCTGGTCGCCGGCTATCAGTTTCCGCACCCCAGCAGCCCGATACTGCCGCAGGGCTACAAGTCGGGTGGCAGCATGATATTTACCGGGGACGTGGTCTGGTATGAGCGGGGCCGCGACAGCAATTCCACCGATACATTTTTGCGTATCTACGCCAACAGCTTCGACGTTGCGCACAACCAAGCGGTGATCAATACCACGCTGCCGGCCGGCTACACCCAGAAAGATGTGGTGCAGGCCTGCGTCGATGCGATGGCGAAGGACAATCCAGGCGTCAAGCTCGGCGTGTTGACCCCTGGCATGGGGGACGTGAAGTCACCGCGCGGGCGCACGCTCTATGGAATGCCGCGCGAGATCCTGCGTGACACCGCACAGAGCGTCGGCGGGTTTGTCTACATAGACGCTGTAGGCCGGGTCAATATCCTGAAGACCGGCGACAATCTGGCGCCAGCAGACCCCAACACGCCGATCATCGAATTCAACTACAAGACCGGCATGATCGGCATACCGAGTCAGAACGTCGATGGCGGCATGAGTGCGCGGTGTCTGCTCAACCCGGCGATCCTGCCGTTCACTCAGATCCATCTCAACAATGATGAGATCACCCGCAAGACCTTGTCGCAAACCAGCCCGGTGCCGGGCGGCAGTGGATTGCCCGAGGAGGTGCAACAGGTGCAATTCCAGCAGGCTGCTGTGCATATCGGCGGCGCGCAGGATGGCGTCTACAAAGTCTGGTCGGTGAAGCACTCCGGCGATACCCGCGGCAATCCCTGGTATACCGACGTGATCACCCAGGCCGCCAATCCCGCCAGCCAAGCGCCGAAGCTCGGCTGATGGCGGCGACCACCTTACAAGAGTTCCTCGTCTCGGTTCGCTACACGGTCGACTCTGCCTCGCAGCAGAGCTTCCTGCAGGGACTGGCGCGCGGTGCGCTGTCGGCCAAGGGGCTGGCGGCTGAGCTCACCCTGCTGACCGGCGCGCTGGTGAAGCTGTCGGTGTCGCTCGCCGAGGCGGGCGAGAAACTCTATTGGATGTCGATGCGGATGGGCACATCCGTCGAGAACATCCGCGCCATCAGCTTCGCGATGTCCAACCTCGGCGTCTCCAGCGAAGAGGCCAAGGCGTCGATGGCCGGCTTCGCCGACTGGGCGTCGCGTTACGGCAGCGCCGGCTCCGGCTTCCTGAAGATGCTTGGCATCAACGCGACGGATACCGCAGAGCAATTTAAGCAACTTGGCGAGGTGCTGCGCGAGCGCGGCGGCACTTTTGAATTCATGCACGGCACCGACGCGCAGCGTCAGCAGTTCGCTATGGCCCGAGCGCTGGCCGAGAGCTTCGGCATCAACGTGCAAACCATGCTGGCGATGACGTCGGGCGAGATGGAGCATTTCGCCCAGGTCCATAAGCAGGTCTACGAGGCGATCGGGCTGACCGAGGAAAAGCAGAAGGAGGCAGGCAAGACCGCGCACGAATACATGAATGCGTGGCGCGGCATCACTGAGGAGTTCGGGGCGATGCGCGCTGCATTCAGCGCGGCGTTGCTGCCGCAGTTGTTGCCGCTGTTGAACCGGCTGTTCGACATAATCAAAGACAACATGCCGCAGATCAACGCTCTGTTGAAAGCCGCGGCAACAGCGATTTCCGTGTTCCTCGCGCTGCTCACTGACCTGATTGATGTCGGCAGCCACCTCGTTCATGGCCTGCAAGAGATCTTCCAGTTGTTCGGCCAATTGCCCGACGTGCTGCGCTATGCTGCGGAAGCGCTGATCGGCCTCGGCGTAGCAATGATGATGTCGCCTATCGGTTGGATGGTCGCTGGTCTGTCCGCGCTGGTGCTGCTGTTAGACGACCTCGCCACCTATGAGCGGGGCGGCACCAGTCACTGGGATTGGAGTTGGGTCGACAAGTTCGGCGATCTCAGCGTCTGCATTGCTGGCATCAAGGTCGACCTCTGGTCCATCGCAGCCGCCCTGGGAGTGATCGGCGCCGGGGCTTGGATGGGTATGGGCGGCATGTTGTGGCGCGCGATTTTCGGCGCCGCTGGTGCCGCAGGCGCTGGGGCAGCCGCAGGCGCAGGCGCAGCGTCTGGTGCGACGGTCGGAACGGCCGCGACCATAGGGGGCTTGGTCCGCGCGGGTGTAGGCGTCGCGATTTCGGTGATGATCACCGACTGGCTGCAAGACCAATTGAACAAGGGCAGCGATGCCATCGTCGACTGGATTTCCGGCAAGGGGCGTTCCGACGACATCAAGAAGATGCACGAGGAAGGCGCCAGCCAGTTCTGGGAGTATGCAAACGACGCGCTGCAATGGGCCAAGCGGGAGATCATTCCATCAGCGTCGGCTGCGCCGGTCACGGGCGCTGTGCTTCCCCGCTACAACGGAGCCGGCGCGCCGCCACTGCTCGCCAATCTGCCCGGCACGGTCGGCGATTACGGCACGCGGGCGAATAACCCCGGCAACATGAATTACGCCGACTGGGAAGGCGCCTCGGGGCGCTTTCAATACACCGACCCGCAAGCCCACGACCAGCACACCATGGCGGTGTTCTCATCGATGCAGGAGGGCGTCGCCGCGGCGGTAAAACTGATGATACGCAATCAGGCGCGCTACGGCACGACGCTGGCCGGAGCGCTGCATGGCTGGGCACAGCTGTCCTACGTCGACAAGCTCGGCATGGATCCCAACGCGCAGTTTGACGTCGCCCACGCCGATCCGAACGTTCTCGAGCGGCTGCTGGAGGAACAATTCAAACATGAAGGCCGCTCGATCTCGAGTGGCGCATTGACCCCAGCGCAGATCATGGGCGGCATTCAGCTGGCGCTTAAGCCGGGCGGCGAACCCCCCGGTGCTGTCACCGCTGGCAGACAAACCGATGGCGATGGCGCTACCAATGTCACGCTGCACCAGCAGACCACGATTCACGTCGAGGGCGGCGCCAATGCGCAGGAAACCGCTGCCCATGTCCATCGGGCGCAAACCCGCGTCAATGAGACGATGGTGCGCAACACCGCGAACGTGCTGCGATGAGCGGCGCCTTGATGGGCGTATCGGTGTTTGCTGGCGTTGGCCAGCAGGCGCTGTCAGCGTCCGGCCTGATGCCGGCATTCATCCGCGCGCCGCGTTCGATCGGCGCCGGCACAAGCGCCATTATTCCAGATGTTACTATCGAGGAGCATTTCAGCGACCGCGCCCAGGTGACGCAGCATCCGGTGGCAACCAATACGACGGTCTCCGATCATATGTTCATGCTGCCGAAGACCGTGACGATGCGGTGCGGCTTTTCGAATTCCAACATTGTCGGTGGGCTGGTGCAGGCGGGGATCGGTGCGATTGCCGGCGGCGCCTCGCTGCTCGATACCGGGAGTAATGTGCTCGGCCTGTTCACCGAACAGCGCTGCAACCAAATATACAAGAAGCTGCGTGACCTGCAGACCAGCCGACAGGCGTTCGTCCTGACCACCGGCAAGCGCAGCTATCCGGACCAGACCACAAGCCCGCTGAGTTCTCTCAGTCTCGGCAGCGCCGTGTCCAACCTGTTCACCACCGGCAGCCTTACCGGCAGCAAGCCGAGCGCCGGCAACATGGTCATCACCGAATTGGCGGTCACCAACGACCGACACACCGAGTATGCGCTGATCATCGAAGTGCATATGCAGGAAGTGATCATGATCGATCTGGCCGACACCGGGCCGGAGACGCCGCAAAATTCGGCGATCCCACAGACCACCGCGGCGCCGCAGGATGGCGGCACGCAGCAGCCTGCACCACAGGATAACTCGAGCGCGCAGACGCTGCTGGGTGGCCCTGGTTATCACAAGGCATCGCCATGAGCGGCACGGTCTACGAAATTCCGACTGGCGGCGGCGCGCTGTTTTATAACATCGCGCTGGCCGGCACGACCTATCAGTTCGTGTTCCAGTATCGCGATGCGCCGGCTGCGTGGGCCGGTGGCGGCGGTTGGGTGCTGGACATCAACGATACCGGCGGCAATCCCATCCTGTGCGGCATTCCCCTGGTGACCGGCGCCGATCTGCTGGCGCAATACGCCTATCTCGCGTTCGGCGGCCAGCTATGGGTGACGACAGATGGCGCGCCGGATGCTGTGCCGACCTACCTCAACCTCGGCGCCGTTCCTGGCGGCCATTTATACTGGATCCCCGCATGAGCTATCTTGATCCGCGTCAGGTCTATGCCGACGATCTGGAAGCCTCGCAAACCGAGCATGATGCGCGGCAGTCGCAGATCCACACGGCGATGCCCGGCGTCATCGTGTCTTACAACGCAGCGACCATGACGGCGGTCGTGCAGCCGGCGCTGCAAGGCATGCGCACCATGATGGATGGCACGCGTCAGCCGGTGACCATCTCGCCGATTCAAGATGTGCCGGTGCATTTCCCTGGTGGCGGCGGACATATCTTTACCTTCCCGGTCGCGGCCGGCGACGAGTGCCTGATCATTTTTTCGGAACGATCGATCGATAACTGGCATCAGCACGGCAGCGTGCAGCAGCCATCCGACTGGCGGATGCATGACATAAACGATGCGTTCGTCATGGTGGGGACACGGGCTCAGCCGGCGGTGCCGCAGGCTGTCGATCCTAACACCGTGCAGATGCGCAGCGACGACAAGATGACCCTGGTGCAGATCGACGGCAAAAACAAAACCATCACGCTCTACGCAACGAGCGTGCCCGGCGGCGGCGACAACCAGGAGGCGGTCGTGTTCGTCGATGGCGCCAACAACGCAGTCACCCTGCAGTCAGGCACCGCATCGGTGCTGGTGGACGGACAGGGCCGCGAGGTGACCTTGAAGACGCCCTATCAGGTGACGCTTGATGCGCCGATGGTGATCGCGACCGGCGACATCCATGCCTATGGCGAGATCATCGCCCAGTCGCAGACCATGGGCTACGTCACCCTATCGAAGCACTGGAAGCACTCCGGCTCGCCATCAACCCCGACGCCGGGCACTTGAGATGCGACTGCGCCGTCTGGACGCCAATGGCGATGCCACGTTCGGCCAGGGCCAAGGCAACCTGTGGATCAACCAGCCGGAGGGCGTCGGCCAATTGGTGATGACGCGGCTGCGGTTGAACCAGGGCGAGTGGTTCGCCGATCTGACGCAGGGCACCCCGTGGAAGACCGAGGTGCTGGGCGAGCGCACCGCGGCGACGCGTGACCTCGTGGTGCGTGGCCAAGTGCTCGACACCATCGGCGTGCAGGACATCCCCAGCTACGGGTCGCGGATCGATGACACGCGCACCTGGAGCGTGGCGATGACGCTGGACACGGTGTTCGGCCCGGTGGCGCTGGCGGCGACCAAGCTGCCGGCGACGGTCCCGCCGCTGCCGCCGGCCGCGCCGAGCGGCACGCAGATCGCGGCGACCGGGCTCGGCATAGCGGGCGGCACGGCGCTGACGATGGTGCCGGCCGATCTGACCCAGGGCCCGCGTAGCGATGTCACCGACTTCGAGATCAAGACCCTCGCAGCAGGAAGCTGGTAATGCCGATTGCCGTTCTGCGGGCGCTGCCGCCAGGCCGGATAGCCCGCGCCCGCGAAGCCCCCCGTCCGCGGCCACAGCCGACGCTACGCGCCGTCGCGCCGCGGGTGCGGCTTGTCCCCCCACTGGTTGTCGCGCCGCCGCCACGCCCCGCCAGGCGTCCGTCGCCCCTGGCTCCGGTCGCCCCCTCGCCCGTGCTGCGCCTTGTGGTGCCGCCGCCGCCCGCACCGGTCAGGCTGGCGTTGCGCGCGCCTGGGCCGGCGCCGCGAGACGTAGCGCCAGCGGTGCCGATCGCGACGGCGGTGGGGATCCAGGCCACGGGCGGCACCCGCATCGTCATGGTGCCGGCCGATCTCACGCAGACGGGGCTGGTCAACATCACGCAGTTTCGTCTCTCTCTCGCAGCCGGAGTGTGGTGAATGTCGGGAAGCGTTTCGCCCACGGCGGCCTATGTCGATGCGACCGGCATTCACGCGCCGACATTTTCCGCCGTTCAGGCGTTTCTCATCTCGCAGTTCCAGGCCATCTACGGCGCCGACATCGTGGTCGATCCGTCGTCGCAGGACGGCCAGCTCATCGGGATCTTTGCGCTCGCGGTGAGCGATACGAATGCCGCGTGCATGGCGGTCTACAACTCCTACAGCCCGAGCACATCGCAGGGTGTCGGGCTGAGCTCGATGGTGAAGATCAACGGCATGGCACGCCATGTGCCATCGGCTTCGTCCGCAGCGCTGGTGCTGATCGGACAGGCCGGCGCGGTGATCACCAACGGCATCGTGCAGGACACGCCGGGCAACAATTGGGCGCTGCCACCCAGTGTGATCATCCCGCCGAGCGGCACCGTCACCGTCACCGCGACCTGTCAGACCCTCGGCGCAGTCACTGCACCACCCAATGATATTTCGCGCATCGCCACCGTCACCCTGGGCTGGCAGTCCGCCACCAATCCGGCTTCGGCGACACCGGGCGCGCCGGTCGAGAGCGACCCGTTGCTGCGCGTGCGCCAAAGCCAATCGACGGCGCTGCCGGCGCTGTCGGTGCTGGATGGGATCATCGGCGCGGTCGCCGGGCTGCCGGGCGTGGTCGAAACCGTGGGCTATGAGAACGACACCAATGCGACCGACGCGAATGGCCTGCCGCCGCACAGCATCTCGCTTGTGGTCGCCGGCGGCGATGCTGTGCAAATTTGCCAGACCATCCTCACCAAAAAGACGCCGGGCTGCTACACCTATGGCAGCACGCGCGAGACGGTGCAGGACATCTACGGGCTGAGCCACGACATCGGGTTCTTCATCCCGGTCACCGTGCCGATCGGGGTGCGGATCACGCTGACGGCAAAGGCCGGGTACTCGACGATCGTCGGCGCGGCGATCAGTCAGTCGGTGGCCGACTACATCAACGCGCTCGGCTCGGGCGATGACGTGATCTATTCCAAGCTCTGGTCGCCGGCCGATCTGGACGACGCCAACGCCACCAACACCTACGACATCACCGCGATGACCATCGCGACGCCGCCTGCCGGCACCTATGGCACGGCGAACATCCCGATCAGCATTTTCCAGGAGGCGACGTGCGATCCGGCCGACGTGGTCATCACGGTGAGCTAGCATGACGCTCGCGGATTACCTCGGCCTCATCACCTCGTGGCATTCCGACAAGCCGCGGTTCGTCAACACGGTCGCCGCCCTGGTGCAGCCGCTTGTCGATGCGCAGGACATGCTGGCGAAGCTCACGGCGGACTTCGACCTCGACACCGCCGTCGGCGTGCAACTCGATCAGGTCGGCCAGTGGATCGGCCGCACCCGCTATGTCGAGACGCCGATCAGGGGTGTGTTCTTTTCGTTCAATGATGGCGGCGGCGCGAGGACCGGGTTCAACCAGGGCATCTGGCTCGGCCAGTATGATCCGACCGACGCGATCACCGCGATGGACGATGACACCTATCGCACGGTGCTGAAGCTGCAGGCCATCGCCAACCAATGGGACGGCACGCTGGCGCAGATCGCCGAGCCGCTCGACGCAGTGTTTCCCGGCATCGCAATTCAGGATCTAGGCGACACGCCGACCGGGCTGATGTCGATGGACGTGTTGATCCCTGGCGCGTTCGTCAGTTCGCTGCTGTTGGCGATTTTGGAACAGGACTTCCCGATCAAGCCCAGTGGCGTGCATATCAACTTCATCGAGACGACCGTCAGCACGCAACCCATCTTTGCGTTCAACGTGCCTTATGAGGAGGGCGGATTGCTCGGTGGTTTTAATCAGGCAGCCTGGGGCGTGATCGTGCTGGAAGCATAAATAAAGGGGACATGCCGTGGCGACCAACGACTTCCAAACTTTCGCGGGCGATCCGGCTGCGGATGTGCTGACGCAGGCTGCCTATATCGACCCGGGTTTTACCGCGCGCATCCTCGGCTTTAGCACCGGCACAGCGCTGTCCATACAATTGAATAAGGTGTGGCGGCAGGCGTCGATCGTGTCGCACATGATCGGCCAGTTCACCGTCGACGAAATCGGCCAGGACATGCTGGACGACGGAACGCCGGGCGGGCTGGCGGCGCTGGAGGCGCATTTCCGCGCTGCCGTGGTTCACGTCGCGCAGTCTTCGATTGGCACGAACTTCCTGCCGCTCACCGGCGGCACATTGACCGGGCCGTTGCAGATCAACGCCAGCACGTTCGGGATCACCGCGACGGCGGGGACGTGGGCGCAGATCAGCCTGAGCCGCCAGCAAGGCCAGGGCGCGCAGCTGCTCGGCTACACCGGAACGTTGCTCCGCTGGGCGACGGTGTTCGCTGACAATGCGCCGGAGCAAGGCAGCAACTCCGGTTCTAATTTCACCATCGCACGCTACAGCGACGCTGGCACCTATCTCGACGCACCGCTGGCGATCAACCGTGCGACGGGTGTCGTAAACTTCTCGCACCCGCCGACCGTCAACGGCGCGTTGCTGCCCTATGTGCCTTTGGCCGGCGGGGTGATGAGCGGAACGCTCGGCGTGGGCAGCACCGGCATCGCATTCCCTGGCCTCGGCGGTTACTGGGGGCAGCACCATCTCGCGTTCGGCTGGGACGGTTCCTTCGTCGAGATGGCGGTCGACGGCACAGGTGTCGGTGCCATCGCGACCACGGGCTACGTCGGTGGCGTAGCGGGCAACTATTTACCACTCGCTGGAGGAACCATTACCGGCGGACTGGTCGTCAATTCAAGCCTCACCGTCTATGGCAACACATGGAATGCCGGCACCACTTACTTTGCCAACCTCGGCGACTTCGTTAACAACTGGGACGGCCGCTATCGTTACCGGCAATGGGCCGGCAATTGGTATGACTATTGGGACGGCGCGACGGGCACCCGCGGCTGGGGTCAGAACGGTTACTGGATGACGCTCGACTTCCAGGGCAACCTCTCTAACAGCGGCACCTATCGCTCCAATGCCGGGCGTATCCTCAGCATCGCTGGCGCGTATTCTCCGTCGGTCTGCGCCTACTGGACCGGCGGCGTCGCGGTCGGTTTCTGGGCCGACGGCTCTGGCCTGTGGCTCGGCAACATGGATGGCTCCGCCAATCCATCGTCCGGGCACATGCTGGTCGATAACAACGGCTACATCACCATGTATGGGTCCACCACGACCGCCGGCTGGGCCCAGGTTAATGGCAGCATCAATTGCAACGGCACGGTCTATAGCCAATCCGGGGTGTTCTACCAGAACCTGACCGTCGACGACACGCTCTTCGTCAACAACAATGTCTCGGTAGCCGGCACGGTCTATGCCAACGCCAATCTGTGGGCGGCCGGATGGCTCTATGCCTCGTCCGGCAACGGCGCATACGTGACCAACGACGGCATCGTCTATCAAGGCAGGGGGCCGGCCTACAACATCGCGTTTATGTTCGATGGGACGACGTTCTGGCGGTTCTGCAACGGCGACCAGCGCGAAGTGATCCAGGGCGACAACAGCCAGCGCGTGCGCCAACTCGGCATGAGCGGCGTCACCATGCATTGGATCGATTCAGATGGCAGCGGATGGTTCGCCAATACCTACCGCAGCGATGCGCGGTTCAAGCGCAACATCCGCGAGGCCGAAGACTTCGACAGTTTGGCCGCGATCGTCGCCACGCCGATACGCGCATTCGAATGGCGTGAAGACTACAACATGCCGCCCGTGCCATACGGGCTCATCAGCACCGATATCCGCCAGACATTGCCGGATGCGGTGATGGAGGCCGTGTCAGACGAGGCGGTGGACCCGGTCGATCATATCGATCCGATGGCGATGTTCGCCCACCTGTTCCGCGCGATCCAGCAGTTGGAAGCGAGGATCTCATCTGTAGGAGCTTAAATCATGCCAGACACTGAGCCCTCCCCAGGCACCAGCGTGCCGACGCCACCCACGCAAGCGCCATCTGTGCAGCCAGCCGCGACCGTGCCCATTGCGCACCCCTGGCAGCCAGCGCCGATCGTTACCGGCGAGCCGGTGCCGCCACCGATCATCCCGCCGACCGTCCCGAACATCCCCACAGCAAAACTGCCGCCAGAACAACAGAAGGAACGCGCCGATGCCGCGACCGAATGAACCGGAGATCACCTGGACGCTGCCGATGGACCAGGCGAACACCATCCTGTCGGTGCTCGCGCAGCAGCCGTTCGAGCGCGTCGCCGAACTGATCGTCGAATTGCGCAATCAGGCGCAGGCGCAGATCCAGTTGTATCAACAGCAGCATCAGCCGCCGGGGATGACGCGGCAGAACGAGGCGACCGCGCCATGACGGCCAGATCGGTGACCACACAGGTCAGGCTGTTGCGGTTCGGCGATGTGATGACCGGTATCGTCGGGTCAGGGACGGTGACCGGCCTCGCCAACTCGTTCCGTCCAGAAAACATGGACGTGACGCTGGCCGAGCTCGACACCGGCACCAGCCGGGTGGCGACGCTAAACCGCAATCAATGGGTCTCGGTGCAACGCAACGAGTGACTTGTCTGTGGGCGATCGGCTATAGCTACGCCGTTACCGACCCACGACTTGGATGGAACTTCCTTCCGCCCCCGGATCTGAGCCGGGGGCTTTTTTTATTGCCGCGTTCCCTCGGTCGAGGTGAAGGTGACCAGGCGCACGCTGACGACGCGCTTGTCCTGCGGCAGATGCATGGTCATGCGCATCGCGCGGCGCGCGGTATCCTCCAGGGATTCCGCGATGTGGCGGTGCGAACTCAGCAGCGTCGTCATGCCCAGGCCTGGGAGACCGCCGGCAATAATTCCCTCGGTGCCGTCGGCGTAGGTCGCGACCCAGCAGTGGATTTCGGTGATGAACTGCCCCGGCGTCGGCTCGCTGGAAATCAAACGATCAGGCATCGGTCTGATCCTCGGCCGTTGGCGCTTCGACGATCTCGCGCAGGATGACGTTGCCGATCGCTGACGGATCCCAGATGACACCGCTGGCGCAATCCCACCCGTAATACCAGACGCAGTCGGTAGCGAGCCGGCAGTCCCACTGATACGGCGTGATGATCAGCCCGTGCCAGCGTTGGATCACCCGGACCCAGTCCAGCATCATATTGCCGCGCAACCCTGCCTGCGCGAACCGGCCGTGCGTCATGGCGAACGTGCGACCGAACTTTCTGATCGCGTCCGGCGTGTCGAGGATCAGCAGGTTGGCGGTGTTGGACAGCGTCACCTCATGGACGTGGGTCAGCAGATCCAGGCGGAAGTTTTCCGCGATGCACCACTCTCGCCACGCGCATTCGGCATCCTCATCGGACAGCCACAGCCCCTTGGGCTTCATCGCGCCGTCCTCGTCCTGGCCGCGCGCGATCAGCGTGTCGAGCTTCACCGGGGCATTGCTGTAATGGATCAGTTTCATCGGGCCTCGGCATCGACCGTGCCGACCTTGTAGCGGGCGGCATCCTCCATCACCCGGCGGTCCATTTCGTCGCGATCCACGATCATCACGCCGTCGCCGATTTCGTGCCATTCCCCGTCGGCACAGAGCGGCGGCGGGAATATCGTAATCGCCTCGCGGCTCGAAAAGCGGACGATGGTCCCCTGGCCGCACCGCTCCGCGATGCGCAGCATGTAAGCGCGCAGTTCGGGGCGCCGGTAGGAATCACGGAAGTGTGGATCGACCCATACCTGCACCACACCGATGCGTGTCCGCGTGCCGTCCTCAAGAACCTGCTCAACGTAGTCGTCTTTGAGGTCAATCACGTAGTGGCAGCGATCGGGGCGAGGCATGCCGGCCGTCTCGCGATCGGCCAACCAGCGGCACGCAAAGACGCGGCATGGTAGCGGCCGGGTGGCGTAGATGCCGCAGCCCTTGCCGGTGCGCTGGTGCTTGCACCGCACCCCGGCCGGCTTGTTCAGCGGCGGACCTGCGACCGGCATCACCTTGCAGCACAACTGACAGGTGCCGCACTCCCGGCCGGTGCCCGTGTCGCCGAACGTGACGACGTCGCGGCCTTCTTCGTGCGTGAGCACGATCTTGTCGCCGGCGAACTCGTAATAGCCGCTCATGGCTTCTGGCGTGCCGCGTCGTCGTCAATGTCCCGCCCGACCAAGCCCTTGGCCTTGGAGATCGTCCCCAATGCCTCGCCGATCGCGAACGCGGTGTCGGTCGATACGTCATCGCACTCGTCATGCAGCGAGGCGATCTGCTCGAACGCGTGCTGCAACACGGCATGAATATCGCGGAGCGGCATCATCGGGTCGCGCCCTCCAGGGGTTCGCCCAGATAATGCTGCACCGCGGCGGTTGCCGCGACCCGGGCGATATTGAACTCCTTCTCGCCCCAGGTGTTGTCCGCGAGCGACTTCACAAACACGCCCGCTGCCTCGATCCCTTCGTCAATCGCGTCCTCAGCTTTCGGATCCATCGGTCACTCCTCGCCGTCCGCCGGGGTCTCGTCGTCGTATACATACCCACCGTCCACCATGAACGTGACCCGGCCGGCACTGCCATCGTTCGGGCGGTAGCTCACGCTCATGTGGAACGACATATCCCAGCCCTCCGGCTGCATCTCGCGCTCTGCGACGGCCCGCAACTCGCGCAGCCGTTCCATGATCCACAGCGGATTAAGTTTGTCGTCCATTGGTCACTCCTGGGTTGGCGGTACGTAGTCGGACGGCGGGCGCTGGAAGAGCGGGTCGGCGTCGAGACCCTTCTCCCGAAGCTTCTCGGCGATGTCCTCGCCCACCGCCTCATGCAGCTTCATCAGCATCTTCGCCTGCTCGACCGGGAACACCGCGATCAACCGCGCCACGTCTTTCGGCAGGTGTTGCAGGACGGCGTGGCGCAGCCTCGCCACGCCGCCGGCCGATTGCATCGCCTCGGCCATCGCCTCGACGGAGAGACGCGGGTCGGTCGTCTCGATCTGGAGCATGACGCAGAAGGCGTGCTTGTCGGTCATTGGTTAATCCGTTGATATCTCTGGTGCACGTCGGTCAGTCCGCGCCGAAACCTGGGCGGTCGGTTCGCGCCTCGGGGGATTTGCCGTCTCAGCGTCTCAGGAGACTGAGACGCCGATCTCTCAGCCTGAGAAGTTCCGTCCGATAAGATGACTTTGCGCCCGTGACACATGTTCATCCGTCCCACGGCGGCAGTTGCGCGATCTCCTGCTCGGCCATTTCCTCGGCGACGCGCGCGATCGCCCACAGCACCCGAGCGCGGGTGTCCGGCGACGTGGGCGCGCCAAGATGGGCATCGAGCCAGTGTTGCAGCAGATCGCGGGCGACGGCGTCGATATCGTCCTGGGTCACGACTTCAGCCTCGGGCTGACCTGGACTTTGGTGGCGGGGCTGATGAAGTCGGCAAGCATGTCGGCCATCGCCGCCTCGGTTTCGCCGGAGAAAAGCAACACGTCGACCGGCAGACCGAGCTCTTTTCCGTCGATACGCACCATCGTGTCGCGCGGATGCGCGCGGAACTCATCCAGATTGGCGAAGGAAAGCCCGAGCATCAGCACCTTTCGTCCGGTCGAGCTCGTAGCAGTCGCTTTGATCATGTCACTCCTCGCCTCTCAGCAGCGCCTCGATGCGCGCCAACCGGGCCCCGAGCTTGCGCTGTTCCTCTTGCGCCAGGTCGAACAGCCGCTCGATCAGCCCCTCGGTTTCGGCGAGGCGGTCGTTGAGCATGGAGATCACGTGGTCGGAGGTCGGCTGCTCCCACGATGACGCCGTCGGTCGCGGCCATTCTCGCCGCCGCTCATCGGCCTGCCATACCGGGAGCTTCCCGATCGCCTCTAAGGTGCCGCCATCGACGAAGAAGATGGCTTTCCTCATGGGCTTCATGGGACCCTCCCGGCGCATTGTTGGTGGACGCAAGCGTGCAATCTGCACGATGACTTGCCGCCCCGGCAACCCCGGACCGATGGCCCTACCCCCTGAACAGAGAGCGAACGGGTGATTCGGAGCGAATCGGGCCCGAGTCGTCACAGCGGGTCGAGACAGTTGCGCTCGGCGACCTCGAGCCAGCGGCTGATGTCGTGCCGCGTTCTCAGGCTGCCGACCGTGGCGCGCAGCAGGTCGATATCGGGTCCCACCCAATCCGGGTGCTCGATCCACTGGCGTAGATACGCCAGCATCAGTGCCATCTGTTCACCCGACAGGTTGGCGCCCTCCAGATAGGCCAGGATGACCGGGCGCAGCACGCCCGAGGTCTCATACATCCAGTATCCGGGCGTCGTCACGGGCCCCGCCGCATCATCGGGGAGACAGGACCGGCCTGCTGATCCAGGCACTTAGAGGCGCGGCTCCTCCTGGTCCTGTCCGCCCGATGATCGGGACCGCTTGCGGCACCCTCGTGCACTATGCAACGCCTGGCCAACTCGGGGCCAACTGTTGGGGTGATAGAAAAATGGACGCTGGAGACATCTCGAGCGATGCCGTCGCGCTCGCCCGGTCGAACAACTGGACGATTAAGAATGTCTCGCTGGAAACCCGGATGCGCGCGGTCAACGCCGCCAAGCTCGCCGGCGTCTCGGTCGCCGCCTGGTTGGCCCAGGCGGTCGACTTGTTGGCCGAGCGCCAGGGGAACAACGCGATCCTGCCGCCCACGGAATCGCCCCGCCCGCCGGCCACGAAGCCCGCCCTGACGCCCGACGAGGTGGTGCGCTACGTCCATGCCTACCGCGACTATCTCGCCCTGCGTGGCGCCGTGTGGCCGGCACGCGGGCAGGTTATGCAGGCGGCCGACCGGCTGATGGCCGAGGCGATGACGGCGGCCGGGATGCGGCCCCCGGAACGCCTCCGCCGGCTGCCGGCGCCCGATCATGAGATCGCCTCCGCCACGTCCCGGCGCGAGCGGGACACCGGCACATAGGCCAGCCCGGCATGCTCGGCGCAGTACGGCTTGCCCGGCAGCGCGACGCAGCCACAGAACCGGAAGCCCGGCATCCCCGGCTCGCCGATCGGCCAGCAGCAGGGCGGCTCCTTGCCCGTCGCCGGCCTTGGTGTGGCGGCCGGGGCAGGGGGCGGCTTAGGCGGCTTGGGGGCGGCCAACACCGGGGCCAACGGCGGGCCAACTGTTGTCTGCTCGCTGGCGAGCGGCGGCAATGTGCGCCTCACCCGGGGCGGCTGGGGCGGGCGAGGGCCCGACCCGAACC